ATCCGACGCCAAGCGTGAAATAGTCGCCGATATCAGCCGTGCTAATCATGATGCTCGCATTTGGCGGGATACCGTAGACCTCGACCGGAGTGTCTGTGCCGGGGACCGGCGCGGTGGCTTTGTTGAACAATTTGAAATATGCCCACGAAGCCGAGTTGTTAGAGAGAATGGTGCTATAGACCTGATGTTGACCGGTGATAACGAGCGTCGCATTTGTCGTCGCCGCGGATATCACTGCGCTGCGGCCGGTGAGGCCGGTGTTGACCTGCGTTCTTAGGATGGTCGCAACGGTGGCATTTGTAATGTTTGCCAGAGGCGGTGGCGTGACGCTAAGCCGGTAAGCTACCGTAAACGTGCCGCTTGTATAGGTATTGAGACGGAAGCGGAGTAGCGGCGCGACGGTGGCCGCGATGACTGTGTTACCGACCGCCAGACCGAAGTTTGCGGCCGTAGGGTTTGCCAGGGCGTTGAGGGCGGTATTTTGTATGAACGTCCAAGTTGTTCCGCCGTCCCATGAACCCTCGAGATACATGGTCCCGCCCACGCCGACCGATGTGAGCTGGAATGTGATTGACGCATATCCGTTCGCGCTGAAAGCCGAGCCCAAGACGCCAGCGGCGCTCCCGCTTACCGTCCCTGTGGCGTCGGATGTGATTACCCCGAGTGTGCCGGCGAGCTTGCTGTAAAGCGACTTTAGGATGGCGACGACGCTACCGCTACCCGTTCCGCTCCACGCCGCATCGGCTTGCGAGCCCTGCGTAACGTCAGAGCCGTCGGCAACTGAAACGGCGCTACCGCCCGCGCTGGCGATCTTCTTTAAAAGCGCAATGACCGATCCGCTACCAGACGTCCACGCCGCATCGGATTGAGTGCCCGTCGCCGTCGCCATCGCCGCGAGATTGCCGCCGCTCTCAAGCGCGAGCGCCGACGTGTTAAGGTTTGTTCCCGCGTTCGCCGTGACTGCGCCGCTAACAGGAACGGCGACGCCGCTCGCGTTGCCTTGAATGGTGAGCGCCGTAGTCTGCGGCGTGCCGGGCGCGCTCTGCACATTCGTCAAATGCGCGTCGGTAGCTGCGCCGTTGAGCGTCCCGAGGTTGAATGTCGGAGTCGCTGCGAAACTCGGAAGCGTGCCAGAAATGCCGAAGCTAGTATTCGAAATCGAGCCAATGACATTCGCGCCAGAGCCGAGTGTGATGTTTCCGGTTATGGAAACGCTTTGTCCAGACCACGAGACGGGCTGCGTTGTCTGGTAAAATGTCCCTGTTACAGCGAATGTTGCGCCGGTCGCCGGCTTGACGGGTAAGCCATTCGCCAGAGAGACAAGGCTTTCGGCGTTCGACGCCGATCCGCCAACGTCGAGTTGCACAACCTGCGTCTTTACGCCGGCCGAGAGCCTGTCTAGGCCGCGATATTTGTCACCGCTCGTCGTATTCTGATTAAGAATTGTGTCGTCTGTCATTGTTCTATTTCCAGAGGTTTTGATGCGAGCCGATGTATGATAGAACGATTACGCCGCCGACGCCGATCAACCAGAAAATCGTGCGGTTTAGTCCAGTTTGCGCAGTTGTCCGCATATACCGCGTAAACTCCTGGTCTTTGCGAATTTCGCGCCGCTCGTCTGCGTCCTTACAATTCCATCCGGCCGTTATCTCTAATTTCCTCGCCATCGCCTCGAACAATAAGTCTTGACCCTCTTCGCTTCTCAGGGCCTCGATTACAGCCAGTTTTATATCTTCCTTCGTTAACTCATTCATAGCGAAAAACCTTATTTATCGTCTGCGCCAAACTCGCTTTGAACATCGCCATAAAATTGCGCGTCGTCTTCGAGGCGGCGATTCGCATTGATCGCAGCCGCTCTATTCTCAAGAGCGAATGTTTTTACGCTCTTGCCTTTCGTGACTTTCGGAAGCGCCACAGGCTTACCGAAATTTTCGGGGGCGTCGGGGAGGCGTTGGCGCTCTAGCAGCGGCGTCGTCGAGTGAGCGCACGCCGCGAGCGAAAGCGTCGTCAACGTCACAGCCGCCATTCGTGCGATCGATCTTGGTTTCATGTGCTGTGCCTTTCTCTGAATTCGAGAACTCGTCAATCTTCGCTTGTAATGATTCCGCAAGGTCTTCGTTATCGTGCGCGCGACGCGCGGCCTCCGCTGCGATATGTTGCGCGGCTTCCCGCTCGCGCGCAAGCTCTCTCGCGTGCGCGTCCTCAAGCTCTGCCCGTGCCTGCGCCTCGTGCGCCTCATAGGCGACGCTGGCGCGATGATGGCCGTATCCATAGGCGAGCATCGCCACGATGGCGAGGCGTCCGACCTGGCTATTGACTAGCGATACAATGGCCTCGCCAATCATTTTGGCCAGTGTAAGAATGAAAGGCATTTTATATCCTCGCGTTTAAGCCAGAGCGGGCGTCGTCTACTCGCGCGTCCGCTGCGACGGATGCGCCTCGCCAAATGCGCCAAGCGAAGTAGGCCAGGAGCGCCAGAGAGAGCGCCAGAGCAGCATGTTCCCAATGCGCCTCGACCCATGCCAGCGCGCTGATGCCGCTATGCGCCGCTTCCGTGGCGCTCTGGACGGCGCTCGAGGCTTGCGAGGCCGTGTCGCTGATTTGCGAGATGGTCTCCGCGGCCGTGCCGGCGATGGCGACGCCGGTCAATCCGCTTTTGACGCTATCTGTTCCCTGAATGGTGCGCGATCCGGCCGCGCGCAAATCATGCGCCGTGATTTCATCGCGCGGCTTATCCGTCACGCGACGCCACTTCGCATAGGCCGCGGCGAGGTCCGACGCATAGGCGTCAACCTTGCCAGGGCCATTATAGACGCGCGCGAATTTGCGCCAGTCGCGATTGCGAAGCGCGTCGGTGAGTTTGCTTTCCTCGATGAAAGAGGCCATTTGTTCAAGCTGTTCGCCCTCGCTGTCGCAAGCGCGCGCAAACATTTCTTTCGCGCTGGCGCATCCTGCGAGCTTGTAATTTTCCCCGAGAATTTGGCCTAGCCCGATAGAGACGGCGCGGAATGCGCACTCTTCGTCAATATCAATTGCAGCGGATAGGCGAGCATAATTGCCGTCGCTCGTCCTAGGATATGGCCGCGTCCCCCAGCGCTTATAAGCAAGTCCCGCGTCTATCGCGCCTTGCAGTTTGCGTGGCGGTAACACGCGGTAGAAGACATGCGGCTCGAAGAGAATGATCGGCCGGCGATTGGCGTCGTATCCGCTGTTGCGGCTTTCGACCGCCATGACGGCGCGCAAGGCCGCGACTTCGCAGCCGAGACGCTGCGCCGCGTCCTCAATATCGCCCGCTGTTATGCGCTGAGCGCGCCCGGTAAAGTTCATGGCGCGCCTCACATTCTTAGTTTGATTTGCAGAAGCGCATTGCTTCCAGAGTTAAATGTATTTGCGTGCGATCCGTCTCCCTGCTCAATCGCCTGCACGTAATGCCATCCTAACTGCGGAGCGGCGCTTAATGATAGGTTTTGCGAAATAGCCTGAGACGCATTTTGTGTAGTATTGTTTTGGGCAAACTGCCCATTAATCTGCGACGACGCGGAGTCGAGTCCTAAACTAACTTGCGTATAAGAGCCGGCGGTCGCCGCTGTCGTTGTAAGAGAATTATACGAGATTGCGATTGCGTCCTCTGCAAATCCGGTGACGAAATAAATTCGATTATTTGTGCTGCCATGGGCTGCGCGATAGCCGCTCGCCGTGAGCGTATAACTTGTATTGTCTTGAACGGATGCGAGCGCCTCGTCACGATTAAACATATTCCAAATGAGAAGCGCGCAATACGCCCCTCCGTTCGCCGCAGTGGGCGCAGGAACCCAATCGACAGCCGCCGATCCGCCGCAAAAAATCGTCCCCACATAAAGCCCGTAGCTTGCGGCGGGCCCATTCGTGACCGCATATTTATTGACGATCAGTCCGGCGCTTCGCGTTAGTTCGGTTGTTCCCGCGCCTGTTCCGCGGGCTGTTTGCGATGACCACGCAGGGCCGCGCGTCGCGCGGATCGTGCCGGCGTCGCTCCACACGAATATGTCGTAAAGAGAATTTATGGCGGCTGCGGCCGGGCTTTTCGTGGCGTCGGTCGTGAGTTGCGATACCTCAGAGAAGACGGTCGGAACCCAGATTGTTCCATTCCAAACCGGGACCATGTTTCCGATATACGGCGTGTAATAAACCGTATTCGCGCCAGACACGCTGCTTGAGCCAAGCACAGGGGCTCCGCTCGTCAGCGTGAGCCTTCCACCAGGAGGACATTGCGCAAAAACGTAGCTCTCGATTTGCGCGCCAATGCCGCGGCAATCCGACTTGTCTGTGTTTTTATTTCCGCTCGCCGGAACGCCATCTGTGTTATAGTCGCGAAATACCGACTTAAAGAGTGTGTCGAGAGCGCCCATTTTGTTCCTTTAAGCGTAGGTGGAAACGGAAGAAGACCACGGCCCCGTTGTCCCGTTCAATCCGATAAAGCGCGCCTGCGCATAGATCAGCGTCCCGCGCTTCACGCTTGGGCCTCGCAAAGCCCATTGCGAGAGAAGGATGGTCATCGGCTGCCAAGTCGCATTATCGTATGACCATCGGCCGTCCATCGTTAGCGTCTGGTCCGAAACGAGCGCGCTGAGATTGAGGCCGGGGACGCCATTTATCGGGCTGTTTGTATTCACGTCGAGCGAGAGCAGCACATAGCCATTCTGCGAATTCGCGGCGTCCGCTTGCGACGAAATATTGACCACGCTAGGGGCGGTAAGCGACGCCGCATTGATGATCGTGAGCGTAGAGACCGGATCGACTGGCGCAGGAACGTCCGCGTAAATGTCCGCCGTTACCTCGCGGACAACGGCGCTCCACGTCGCTAGATTGCCAGACGGCTCGAGCTTTTCGACTCGACACACGGCGGGCAAGTTGAATGTTGGCGTATTAAACCCTATGACACGTTGACGAAGCGCCAGAATACCGCGAGGGCCGAGCGTTAGCGTGATCTTGCGTTTGCCGGCAAGGCGCTTCACCGCGCGCGCCGTCAGCCGGTATGCTTGGTTTGGCGAGGTAACATATTCATAATCAATCGTGGACGGGCGCTTTCCGACCTGCGATTGCGATACGAGATCGACATATGTGGGCGCGGCATATTTCGCATATGACATGCGCGGCTCTACATACGTCGAGGCGACCTCATTAATCGCATCCGTCGTCGTCTCCGCGAACTCTTCTGAAAATGATCCTATGTCGTTTTCTGTGAAAACGACTGATGGGTCCTCCCATTTTCCTATCCACATTGTAAAAAGGCCGCTTTCGTCTATGTCGTAAATTCCATCGCAAGACGCCATGATTTTCGCGAGCACGTCGCGCGGCGCTGCGTCAAACGGAATTATAGCCGACATGCGCGCGAAGGGCTCTTGCGCTGCGCCGCCTCCAAAAATGTTGTATGTCGCGCTAACGAGCGCCTCGCAGTCATTCGCGGCCGTCGCTATGTCTGTCCAATTCACCCCAGGCATTGCCGTTAGGCCCTGCGAGATTAGCCACATGATGTAATGCGCTGCGATCAGGGCGGGATTTTCAGACCATTTCCAAGTCGTATTGTAAATGTCCCAAACGCCGCCGTTGAGCAGCGTTTGCGTCGCGTCGCGCGGATCATAAACGCGCGCCCCGCGATAGACGAAAGAAAACGCCGGGAAGCCATTAGGAAAGTATTTTGGACGGTCCCCATTCGTCGCGTTGGAGCTAGCATACATATAAAAACACGTTATACCTTTTCCTAAGCGCGTATTGTCCCAAATAGTTCCTAATGTTGTCCCGTCAGTGTTATCGGCTAGATAGGTCAAGAGGACTGACGCATATCCCGCCTGCGTGGCGTTAATTGGCTCAATTCCGACATATGCGCAACCGAACAATCCCGCCAGAGTAGACGACGAATTGCTCTTAAACTTTATACCAGAATTAGGATAATATACATTGCATGGCGAGCCGCCTGCATAGTTATTGTTTAATTGCGTATATGATGTTACTTCGTCGTCACATATAATTGCGTCAAATCCGTCGATTGGACCATCGCAAATATAAATCCCATAGACGAGATGCGCGCCGCCGTTGGACTCCACGACAAAGAAGACGCCGCTATGCTTCACCCGCCCGAACGTCAAAACGCGCGGGGCGTTGCTCTGGCGAATGGTCTGGCGCAGCGGAAGCGGGGGCGCGCCTAAAGATGGCGTCTGTTGTCCAAGGGACGGCCGCGAAGAGGTCCGGCTGAGAAGCGCATTAGCCCCGATAGACGCGCCGGCCGCGGCGACGCCAAGAGCCGTCCCGATGCCGACGGTGCCAAGGCCGAGAGAGGCCGCTCCGACGCCGGCGAAGGCCACGGCGTCGACCGCAAGGCCGACTCCGGTTAGCGCCAGCAAGCCGCCCGCGACAATGCCGGCGACCGTCCCGATGACCTTGCTCATGCAGGAAAGCCCCAAGAGGCGAGTGGCCGCGGCCTCACGACAGCCACGACGCCGAAAGAGCGCACGACCGCCCATCCGTCCCCCATGGCTAGCCCTAGCAACGCATCGCCGGCCAACTGCTCAAAAAGCAAGATGTCTCCTATCTGCGTCTCGCGCTCGAATAGGCCGATGCGAGCGGCGATGAATCTTGATCCCACGACCGAGCCGAGCCGCATCCAGGCCGCGCGCGCCTCGCGATCCGTCGTGACCGTCTTAACGCCGTGCTCTCGCATCCAAGCGAAGGGAAGCGCATAGCAGCCGCACCGCAGCGTCTTTTGTGCGCGCGCGAATTCCAGCGGCGTCACGACGCCCAAATCACAGTTTGCCGCCCTGTGAGCAGCGCCACGCGCTCGAATACCTTGTCGCCAGGGTAGGCGTTTTGCTGATCCTGGTCGGTCACAAGCGCAATAGGCGGGATATGCTTTGTCGCAAAGAGCGGCTCGCATTTGAGCGGGATTGAGATTGTGCGCGTTTCGGAGTCGACCACGAGCGACGCGCTATCCATCAGATAGAGACCGATCAAATACGGCGTGTCCATCGCTTGCTCGCTTCCGTCGCGCATGAGCGCATAGACGGCGCATGTCCTACCGCGGATTTGGTTCACTTCGTCTCGCGCGAGATCGAGAAACGACTTGCCGTCAGGCTCCATATTTGCAGCGAGTTGCAAGCCGGATAGCGTTAATGTGATCGCTTCCGTTTGCATGTTCGCGGAAGCCTCTAGGCCATCTATCGAGGCCAATCCCCCGAGACCAATCCACGACGTTCCGTCGCCTGCGATATGCTGGCCCTGGCCAGTCCAGACGCGCATGACGCCATCGGCGAAATCGAAGCGAACGCCAAGCGCCATTCGCACGATATGCCCAGAGACCATAGCTTGCGCGGTCCGGCTGAATACGATTGATTGCGTCACCAGGAAGCTTCCACAAAGTCGAATGTAACGCGGCCACTCCATGGAACGTCGAGGCTTTGCGCAAGCGCGGCGCTGTCTGGCGTGAGATAGGCGAGCATCATCGGCTCGTCGATCTCAATCGAGAGCCCCGACGAATAGGCGGCGCGCGTCGGAGGCCAAATGCTCAAGAGCGTCGGCGTTCCCGCCCAAATGCCTTGCACAAGATGAATACGGCCATTCAACTCGATATAGTCCCCGGCTGTGATTGGCGCAGCGGTCGAATTCGTCACCTGAATTTGCGTCGCATTTTGCGCCACGTCAGCGGCAAGAAAGCAATCGCCAGTGCGCTGCGAGAACTTCGTTCCGTCAGAGAACGAAACAGGCTGCGAAAACTGCGTTAGGATCGGCGTCGTAACGCCAGCGCGCGTATAAGGCGCGTTCGCGTGGTCATATGGTCCGACATAGACAGGGACGCGCGATCCGCAAAGCTGAGACCACATGGCGCGATAAGCAGGAAGCTTCGTCAGTTTGAATACGGGGATATCCTCAAGAGACAAGCGCCAGCCGCCCGCGCTGCTCACGACCGATTGAGCGCGACCGGCGAGAGGCGTCGGCCCGTTCCAAATCGGTTGATCAACTTTCATTGTGACTTTGCGCGGCGCGAGCATCTGCGGCCACGCGACGATTGTTGGGTCTCTCACGTTGAACGCCATCCGCGCTGTGATTGCTTCGCGTTGTTTTGCTCGATAGCGCTGCGCACAATGAGCGCGACGCCTTGAGGCGTGATTTGCGGCGCGACGTTCACGCCAGCGGCATAATTGTGAATTGTGACCTTGGGCGCGCTCGATTTCCCGAGCGGAACCATGTTCGCCGGTCCCTGCACAAGCTCCGGCCCCGCCTCGCCGGCAATTCCCCATTTGCCAGCGCCAAGCGTTCCGCCGTCGGCAAATTTCGGGAGGCTCACGCGGCTAAGCAGGCTCCCGAGCAAGCCGCCCATTTGGCCGCTCCCTGTCGGGGCCGCGAGGCCGAGCGCCTGGCCAAAGAAGCCTTGTCCTGTGAGCGCGCCAGTTAGCAGGCTCTTGAGCGACGACGAAGCGAGCGTCTGCACAAGGCTCTTGAGAACATCATTAACCTTGCCGCCCTTGACAATGACTTGATCGAGCGCGTCGATAAATGAGTTCGACCATTCTTGCACGGCTTGATTTAGCGCTTGCTGCGCCGCTTTGATTTCGTCAAGCCTTTGCTTGTATGTCGCCGCCGCCGTTGAAAGCTCCACGACTTTCTGGCGCTCTTGCTCCGTCAGGTCGCGGCCTTCCTTGCGCGCCGCGCTCTCCGCGCCAGCAAGCGCCACGGCTTTCGCCCTGTCGACGTTGCCGAGCTTCCACGTGTCAAGCTCGGCCTTCGCGGTCTCTTCGGCCTTCTTGAGATTTTCAAGATAGGTTTCAATCTGGCTCGTGCCGCTCCCGCTCGAGCTTTGCGCGTCCTCATAGCCCTTGTATCGAGCGCGAGACGCGCCGGCCCTCTCGTTCCCCAAGCCGCCAGGGCGGGACGGAGGCAAAGGCGCATTGCTCTCTTGATACGGCCCGAATGGCTGGCCTGTCGTTTCCCAGCCGATACCGCCGCGCGTCGCAGGCTTTGCCCAAGGCGACGTTGGCAGAGAGAGAATGCTTTTGATTTGATTATAGAGCTTTCCGACCTCGGAAACGGCGGCGCTAATACCCTCGACGAAATCGAACCATTTCTTTTTTAGATCGGCGACAAGTTCGGCGATATCCTGCATTGCGGACTTGAATTTTCCGCTCGCCTTCGCTTCCGCCGCGTCAACTTCGCGCTGCAAGTCGACAAACTTGTCGACAAGGCCGTCCTTGATATCAATCCCAGCCGCCTTCGCAGCCGCCGCGAATTGCTGGACGCCGATTTGACCGCGCATAAGCGGCGCATAAAGCTTCTCTCCCGTGTCATCGCCGAACAAGGCTTGAACAAGGTCGAGCCCTTCCGTCTTCGGAAGCGCCTTCACTTTCTGCGCAAGAATGTCAATGAATTGCGGAAGATTGCGCGCCGTGTCGAGTGTTTTGAGAAAGCCCTTGTCGATAAGCTCGACGCGATCTTTCACGTCGCCTGCGTTGCGACGGAATTGCTCGAGTTGCTGATTTGCGCTAACGAGCGCCTTCGTCATTTCCTCCGCGCCGACGCCGAACTTAGCGCCAAGGATTTTCGCGCCCTCGAGTTCATTGGCGCGCAGTCCGAGCTTGCGCATTTGCTCGCCAAGCGCGGCGAGTTCGTCTTGGACGTGTGAGCCGGCCATGGCCAGGAGGCCGACGCCAGCCACGCCAGCCACAGCGCCGACAAGAGGAAGCCAACGCACGGCGATGGCCCCGAGCGCCGCCATGGTGCCCGCAACGCCGCCCTGGCCCGCCGACAAGATTTGCGATATCCTGCCGCCTTCCATCGCCAGGCCGCGAAATACCGATCCGCCCGCCGCCATTTCGTCAAATAGCGACCGGGAGACGTGCGCAAGCTCTAGGGCTTGCAGACGATTTAAACCCATCGCCTTCTGATTGTCGTTTAACGCCTTGTTTGTCTCTTCGAAGCCTTGGCGCATCTTTGATGACGCGCCGGCGACTTCATTCGCCATCGTGCGAACCTGCGCCGCCGCATCTTGCGCGCCTTTGCGCAGCGACGACACATCGGCGCTAAATTTATAGACGAGCGAGCCTGCAACGGTTTCAGCCATTTTTCACCTAACTTGCGCGTAGCGCCAGAATGCCGTAATAGAGTGCGCCTGCGCATCGCCGCGCTTCGCAGCGCCCCGCATCGCCACGCAACGCAACGTTTTCAGTCACGAATTTTGGCTTTCCTCTTGCAGCATTTCAAGAAGCTCGTCAGCTTCCTCCGGAGACAGAGCGCCGGCGTTTTTGCGCTTGCCGCCCTTGCTCTCCGCATAGCCCTCGCAGGCTGCGAAGAACTCCCTCAAAGTCATGCGCCAAAACACGTCCGGCGCGAGACGAAGATGGCCGAGGCCGATCTTCATCCATTCTTTGAACCGGTCTCCGACGCTAAAGGGTCCGGCTTCGCTTCGGCCTCCGCGCCCTTCGTCTCTAAGCCGCCCGCCATAAAGATTTCAGCGGCGATCTTTTGAGCATCGAAGAAAGAGAGGCGCGAAATCGCAGCGTTGCGCCTCTCGTTAATCAGGACCGCGTTGCCGCGCAAAAGGCCAACAAAGAAGCCTTTCGCCTTGAGCGGGTTTGACGGCGCAAGAAATACGTCGTCAACGGTGGTCGCGCCGATCTCTGCGGCAATTTCGGCCGTAGCGTCGAGCGTCATGCCGACGACGAATTTCTCGTCGCCGATCTCGATTTCAACAAACCCGCGAGCTTTATTCGCCATGTTCTAGCCTCAAATCGACGCGGGAGCGAGATGGAAAGCGGCGACGGTCAAATTCGTGATCGTGCCGGTATTGGCCAGCGTCACCTGTCCGGTCGCGTCGATATAGGCCTGCGAGATAGGGCCGATGAGAACGTCTCCCGTCGTCGCCGGCACGACTTTCGTAATTGCCGGAACGGTGATTGTGCCGACGCCAGGAACCTTGGCCGAAGTCGGAGAGACCGGGTTGATCGTGATCGTCGCCGTTGCGGCGTTCGAATTCTTGGCGTGAATATAAAGGCGCTCGTCCGCCTTCGCTCCCTGCACAGCGTCCGAAGCCGTCGCGGCCTGGTAGGTCGGCGCAATGCCGGCCTGAGTGATTTCTTGAATGGTGATCGCGGTCATGTTTCTCGCCTTTCAGATTACGAGTAGGTGAAGGTAGGCTGCCCGCTCGAGAGCAGTTTCGCCGTGAACGTGGTTGCCTCGTTATAGGGGCCGGCTTCCTCATAGGAGTCGATAAGGGCCGTCATGTCGATCTGAATGCCCGGCGAAATCAGGCGCACGGTTTGCAGCGTCGAGGTCGTCGCCGCCTGAAAGAGCGTTTTCGCCGTTGAGTCTTGCTGATAGATGCCGGCGATATCAATCTCGAGCGACTGGACGCCAGCGCCGCCAAGAAGCTCTTGCCAGCGTCCGGCGCTATCCGCCGTCGTAACGTCGACGTTTGTGTTATCGGCCTTGAATGAGCGCGTGCGGACGCCCGCGACGGTCACGTAAGAGCCGGAGATAAGCATTTGAAGCGACCAGTTTCGCCCAGCCTGCGCAGTCATGGTTTATGTTCCTTTTAGCCGTGGTCAACAAAGGCGTGAAGCGAAACAACACCGTGTAGCGTTGTCCCGTCAGGATCGAGATAAGGGCCGATCATAGAGTCCACGCGCATTTGCGTGAGTGTGAACGGCGACGCGAGCGACAATGACGCGGTGTGTAGAACTTGTTTAAGCCTCGACATGATGTCTCGCGCCACGTCTGTCTCGGGCGTTTGCGATAAGCGCTGATGCCAGACATGCAAATCGAGAAAGATTTCTTGACCGTCCTCCGTCGCGGTCGCCCAATCCTGTGAGCGCGCCGTCAACTGAATGTAGGGCGTCGGATGCGACGACGGGGCTTGCACGAGAACCTTGCTTCCGACTAGCGTGCTCGAGAGCGTCGCGTCGGCAAGAATGGCGGTGCGAACCGCTCCCCGGAACGCCGGGACGCTATCGAGCGACGACGACGTTGCCATTTTCGTCAATCACTTTGATTTTTCCCTCGCTGCGTATCTTCCAGACGGTCGACTCGTCCTTCTTTACAGCGTCCTCGACGCCGTTGCTCCACTTTATGACGAATTTTCCACTGCGCACGTCCAGCCACATATCCACGATATGCGGAGCTTTGAACGAAACAGAGAGCGGGTTACCGTTGCTCGGCTTTGACATAGGCGCTTATTATCCCCGCCGATTTGTCGCGCATCGCGTCGCCAGCCGGGCGAAGGAATGGGCGCGCTTCCATATTTTTCGTCCCGTATTCGAGGCAAACCGAATAGGGCGCGAGCGAGCGGAGATTTGCAGTCCTGTCGTCGCTCATGTCGCATTTGATATTCTGCACAAGGAAGCCAAGATCATTTGCGGGCGCTTCGCCGGGAGCGGAAGCTGTATGCGAGACGTTGCCGCGCTTGTATGTGCGCCCGGTTTTAGGTCCACGAATGATAGACTCTTGCGCCGCAGACTGAGCCATTAGCGCGACGGCCATGAGCCCTTTAGCCGTCCCCTTTTCTATCTGCGCAAGAAGCGCCTCCGTTTCCGGCGTCTTCTCAATTTTCACTTCAAGCGAGAACATCATTTGCACTCGAAGTTGACGACGACGCGCGGGCGCTCATATCTCACGCGCAATTCACATTCGCGCTCTCCGACAATCGAAAAGCCAATGCAATGCGGCCGACGCGACGCAAGAAGAAAGCGAGGGTCGAACCATTCATACCGTCGCTCGAGCGACGGATGAAAGCAGCGCACGCCGTCATTGCATCGCGTGGCGTGAATGCAATTCGCAACGCGGTTCATGCGTTTATTTCTCTGACGTAAACGTCGATAAATTGGCGCTGCTCTGTCGGATCGGTCACGCCACGCACATCAAACTTGCGCCCTCGCCAAATCAGCCGACTATTCGTCGTAATGTCTGTGCGGTAGCGCGTCGTGACCGTATATTCGCGAATGGCATCGTCACGGCCGGCGAGAGTCACCTGTGCCGCCTTTGTCGGGGTGAAGCGAGCCCAAAGCGTCGCAACGTCCGCCCACGTCGTCGCAATGTCGCCGTAGCTGTCAACGGCTTGCGACTGCGCTTGCAGCGTTGGGCGCTCACGAAGCTTGCCGACGTTCGCAGGCTTCAACGAAGCCTCATTTGTCGCCAGCCGTTAATCAAATCCTCGTATTGATGCGGGACGGGCGTTGTCCGCCCTTCCATGACCATTTCGCGATTGTCATACCAATGCTTGACGAGAATACGCATTGCAGTCAGCAAATCGTCAGGCACGCCGCTATAGGGCGAGGCGTCAAATCCGCAAGTGAACGTGATTTGAATTGCGCCGCGCGGCGAGAGGACCAGGATAGGCCACGTCGAGCCGAGCTTGCGCACAATCGCGCCTTTATAGTCGCTCCACTCGGTAAAATAGATGGTTGGGTCGACCGTTGTGAGCGCGCCATATGCGTCAAGCAATTGCATCGTCGTCACAGCCTGAAAGGGCCGTTTCGGGATTTCAATAATACCTGTCGGAATGAGCGCAGATAGCGGCCCTTCTTGCACGCCGTCCCACCACGGAGTTGAAAGGCCGGGGCCGCTTTGATCCGGCCATGTGTCGTAAACCGCCTGCCATGTCTGCGTTTTTAGCGCGAGGCCGGTTTCTTTCTCGACGCGCCGACGCGCCGACGCAATGAGCGAGACGATTAGAGGGTCATCGTCCGTTAGATCGACGCGACAAAACGCTTTCGCGTCGGCCGGCGTGATCGGCTCGCTCTTGGCGTCGGTTATGAGCCGCAGGCGCGGCGTGGCGGATTTCATTGCGTGTGCCAAACCGTAAAGAGGAAGAACGCCGCTTCGAAAACAAAGAACGAAACGACAAGCCACGCGCATTCCGCTTGCTGCTTTGCAATATCGACTTTGACTTTAGGGTTTTTAAGCATGTCGCTTCTCCTATCGCCTCGCCAATGATCGCACAAAAGACACTGCGCAAACTGTCAAACAAAATAGCGAAATGAGACTTACCAACGCGGCCTCATTTCGCTTTAGCATGGCGTTAGGCCGTGCGCGGGGCCGGTGAGCCAGTGTCGGGGGCCGGACCGACGACCATAGCGGCTGGGGCCGGATCGCTCGCCACGGGCTGCGCCACGGCCGGCGCGGGGTCCAGCTTCGCCAGTTCGGCCTCGATCTCCGCGCGCTGTGCGACCATATAATCGGCCACAGCATTCTGGAAGCTCTCGAGGGCTGCCTCCGCGTCGTCGCGCTGCTTCGTCAGGCTTGCGACCTGAGATTGCAGCGCGGCAATGTCCACGACGGGGGCGGCCACGACGGGGGCGGCGATGGCAGAAAGAAGCTTGTCGAGGGCCGCCTGTGCGGCGGCGCTCTCTGCGTTGTAACGGTCTGCGGCGGCTGTCATGTTTTTCCCTTTCAGGCTTTGGGCGGGTTGGGGGCTTTGACGCCCTTGACGGCGCGAGCGGCTGCGTCCGCAGCCGCATCGTTCAAGGCTTCGGCTTCGCGCGCCGCTTCAGCCGCCGCTTCCGCCGCAGCGTGAGCCGCGCTTTCCGCGAGGGCGTCCGCCTTGGCGTCGCCTGTGACGACTACGGCCGCGAGCGTCGAGGAATGCGCCAGGTCTTCGGCGAGTTCTTCCGAGACCTCGTGCACCTCGCCCGCGAGCCACTTTTCGACGGTGAAGCCATCGGCTGCAACGCGAAAATCTCTAAGCATTTTGATGGTCGGCATTTTGAAACTTCCTCAAAGTGACGGCGCTGCGAAGCGCCGCCAGTTGAAATTACGGCTTACGCGGCCGGGAGAACGTCAGGGAAGCCGAGAATTGCCCAAACCGTTCCAAGCGTCCCGGTCGAGTGCGTTCCGCCATAGAGAAGCGTCACGCGAATGTAGCGCTTGTTTCCGACGTAGTCGCACGTAAACGGAATGGTGTCGGCCGCGGCCTTCGCCGCATTGATAATCCGCACATATCCGTTCGCGTCCGGCTGTTGGCCGAAGTTCACGCCAGGCTGATTGCTCACGCCAAGATTGACCGCGCCGCCGCCGCCCGAACCGGACGCGGGGCCGGCCACCACGTTAAACGTCGAATTGTCGTCGCTCTCTTCGATCTTGAGCGCGATGAAATTCGTTCCGGTAAACGTGATACCGCCCGCGCCGATGTGGCAAGCGATGGTGACGGCTTCATATTTGCGATTGCCCGTGCCGGTCGTATTGGCGCGGTCAATGGTGACAGCGGCCGGCGTCGACGCTTGCGTGTAGACGACTTCGGGAATGAGCCGCAGCGGAGTGATATACGAGTCAAGATCGCGCATTTGCGCATGTCCTTTTCGAAAGAATGGGAAAGCGAGACGGCGCGCGATTGCGCCGCCTCTTTGCCTGCGTCGTGATTACGAAACGCTGGCCTTGATGATCTTCGCGGCTTCGAAGTTGCGAATACCGCCGCCCACGCGCTTCGTCGTGTAGAACAGCACGAAGGGCTTGCTCGAGAACGGATCGCGAAGCACGCGAACGCCCATGCGGTCGACGATGCGATAGAACTGCTTGAAGTCGCCGAACAGAAGCGAGAACGAGTTCGCCGCAAGGTCCGGCATGTCCTCCCATTCCGTAAGCGGATAGCCGGCGAAAGAGTCGGCCTGGCCATTCTGTAGGCCGGGGACCCACAGATAATCGGCGTAAGTCGACTTGATCTTGCGCATAGCCGCGACGGTGCGGCGATTGGCGGCAAAACGAGCGTTGGCGCGATAGGGATATTTCAACGCCGCAATCGCGTCGAAGAAAATATCGCCACCGGTGCCGGCCGTCTGCGTCTGCGTCGTAAATGCGCCAGAAGCGCCTGTCGGGATATATCCGACAGAGCCCCACGAATAGGAGGCGTCCGCGACGACGTTGTAAGCCAGAACGCCCTTCGGCTTCTTGACGCCATCGCCCGTCACAAACGCGGCGGCTTCCTTCACGGCGAAGGCAAGCGCGACCTCGTTACTCATCCACTGCTCGACGTTCAAGAAGCTGTCGTCGAGCATTTGCTGCGTCGCGGCCGGCTCCGCATAAAGCTCGCCAGGAACCCATTCAAGCTCGGCAAGCTGCGACGTCGCAGTCTGCGGCCTCGCGTCGGTCTCTCCGACCCACGCAGCGCTCGTTCCGCGCTTATTGACCGGCTGCTTGAGCGAGCCAGAACCGATGGTCACGACTTCGGCGAACTGGCGCACTGGCGAGTAGAGCAACACAAGGTCAATCATGCTCTGCTCGATCTGCGGCACGACGGTGAAGCCGCCGTCCGGCTCCGAAGTCGTGGCGAGCGCCTTCGCCTCGATTGCCTTCTGTTCGGCGATCTCAAGGGCCGCGCGCGTCTTGTCGCCGCCCTTGCGGATATATTCGCCGAACTTGGCTTCATACTCGACCAGTTCGGGAGCCTTGGCTTCGCCGCCGTTCTTGGCGAAGATGGCCTGCCTCTTCATGTCGAGGATTTCGGCCTGCATCTTCTCCTGCACGCCGTCGATTGCCTTGTTAATGCGGTCGACGTGCTCTTTCAGAACAACGTCGTCGATCTTCTTGGCCTTGAGTTCGGCAATCGACTCGTCGTTCTTCGTGCGGAAGGCCGCAACGGTGTTCATAAGCTCGTCGGTCAGCTTCTTGAACTCGACACCGGACGGGACGGTGTTATCGTCTTTGCGCTCGAGCGGGTTATAGCCGCCGCGCAACTGAAAATGTTCGGTCATTTCTATTGCCTGTGAGGTTTAGCGAAACGCTTCTCTAAGCGTCCGCATGGCTTCGGCGACGTGCGCCGCTTGCGTCGCCGATTCCGCCTCACGCGGATCAATCTCGACATTTACGCCGGCATCGCGCAGGCGCTTTTGAAAGATCGCGACTGCCTTCACGGCGTCCGCCCGCGAGAGACCTGCGTCACGCAAGCCCCTTTCAATTTCTCGCGGATTGAATTCCTTAACTCCCGTCACCGTCGCCTTGTCATTCATGGGGAACGTAACGAGCGAAATCTCATAGAGGCCGATCTCTTTAAGCTGGCGAACGCCGCCCTGCGTGAAATCAGCCTCGAGCGTCTTGTATCCAATCGACATGCTGTCGATAACGCCGGCCTTCATGAGCGAATAGGCTTCCGCGCCTTTTTGCACGTCGCGCAAGATTTGGCCTTTGACGAAGAGGCCGCGCTCGTCTTCTTTCGCCGAAGTCCAGAATCCAATAGGCTGCGTCGCGTCATGCTGCCAAAGCATCTTGATTGACGTGGCCGGGCGCGCGCCAAGCGACTTGGTAAACGCGCCCTTCATAACGACGTCTGCGCCCTGGTCGACATTGCCGAACGTCGAGGCATAGCCTTCGAATTCGCCATTGTCATTCACGGCCTTGCCGTCAAAGATGATTGGCAGGTGCTTTAGTTCGGTCATGATCCCCACCAAATGAAGCCGTCGTCGTCGATCATATTGGAACCCTCGGTCGCCACAGAATGACGCAGCGGCAATTGATGATGTTTCCAGCGCTCCCGTGCGGATCGCCAGGGTAGCGAAGGCGCTCGCCTCCGACGATAAAGTCTGCGTCCTTAGCGACCGTCTCACCGTCAGCGATTGAGTGCGCTAGGCGCGTCCTAGCGTCCTCTGTCGCGCCCCATTCCTTGTCTAAGTCTAGTCCCGTCGCTTCCGCTGCTGCATTGGAGCCGAACATTGCCGCGACATGCGTTTCAGTTCTGGCGATGCGCTGCGCTCTATGCTTGCCGATCTCGCCATGCGTTTCGGCTCGAATTCGTCGCGCCAAAACTCGCGGCGGCTCGTCTTCGTCGTTTCCCCGTCGGATCGAAGCGCGAATGAGACGCTTGAGCGAGTCGGAGATACGCACAACCTTTTGAGCCGAATAATTCACAATCCAATGTGTGACGGCGGATTGTGCTATCTCGAATAGCGAGAGGAATTTCGTCTCAAGCTGAAAGTCCGACTTGCCTTCTGATGCAAGCTCCGTGATCACCAGTTTCGCGCTCGCCAGCGCCGCGACCGTGAGACGATTTTTGATCGCATTATGTAACGCTTGCTCGTATTGAGCGACGACGTTCGCCGCCAGGTGCGCTTGACCGTTGCCGGCCATCTCTGCGGCGGCGCGCCCGATGCGAGCAATGATTTTCTGTAGATCATGCTCAAGAGCGCGCTCAAGTGTCGCGCCAAGAATGACATGGCGTCGAATACGCCGCTCACGCCTTGTTAGCGCCATTCGCCCTGCAAACCGCGTCGCGCTCGAGGGCTCGCATGATCGCCACAGCCTCGAGGCTCTTGTCGCCAGGATTGGCGCGCGCGATCTGCTCCCATGCGCCGGCCATGTTCGCGGCAAGCGTGCAAACCAAGAGAAGATCAATCATCGTCTTCGCCCTCGCCGCTATCATCTTCCGGCCAAGCCGCTTCGGCAAGGCAAGCAAGCTCGGCAATGAACGCTTCGAAATCCTCGAGAGAGACAAGCGTCACGCCGTCAACTAGAATGCTCTTGTCTCCGTTCTTTTGACGGCGCAGAATCAAATCACTCATTTTCGCCCTCGCCGCCGATGTTAACGTCTTCGTCATCGTCGCTTTCGCTCGCGCCGCCTTCCGGCATTGCGCCAGCCGCCTCAAGAGGCACAAGCATTGACGAAACGAGAATAACGTCGCCACCTGAGACGGGCGGCAATCCTTGATGCTCGCGCTTTTCGTTTATCGTCATCGATGTGCTTTTTTCGATGCGGTCCCATTCCGCGGCGCGCTCGTCTGCAAAGACTTCTAGGTCATCCGTATCGGGGACAATCGAAACATCGCTTCCGAATGACGGGCCGATCCACCACGACATTGCGCGACACCATTGCGTGAGCATCGGCAATATCGTTTCGCGATACCAAGCCTTGTTTGCCTCTTCGTAATTGGCGAATGTGTTATCGCCGGGAATTCCGAGAATGAGCGGAGGAACGCCAAGCGCAAGAGCGATCAATCGCGCCGCGCTGTTCATGCCGTCCTCGAAATTCATGTCCTTGGGCGAAAAGCCCATCTCTTTCCAATCCAAGCCGCCTTGCAGCAAAAGCGGCTTTCCAGCGTTCTTTGAGCCGCTATAGACTTCCTCAAGATCACGCTTAAGGGCGTCCCATTGCTCTTCAGAAAGCTGTTGCGTTCCCTCGGACGGCGCATAGACGAGAGCGCCAGACGGCTGCGCGCCATTTTTCAAGAGAGCATTATTCCAACGCAAGCCGCCCGTATGCATGTCGATTGCGAAAGCCGCAGGATCGACATTCGACATGCCGCGCCAATCATCCGTTGGGTTATATTCCTTGACGTGCAATATCGGCACGTTTCCGGCTTTCAGGTCTACAGGGACGGTGCGCTTTCCGTTTGCGAGCTTGAACGTGTAGCTCTGCGGAAAGCCGTCCGCTCCCGGATCGACCGTAGTCAGGCCGGGCGACCATCTATAAAGCTCTTTCGGCCTCTTCCCAACGTCAACGCGCTCCGCGAAGAACTCGCCGGCAATCATTTGGTCGGAAAGCGTAGCGATGCGGAAGGCTTCGCCATCCTGCGCGATATTCGGTCTGTTCAAGAGGGCGCGAAGCTCTGGAATGTCGGCTTCCTCTTCGCCGCGCATGATCGCCAACGGAACAGAAGCCGCGGCGCGCGCCGTCTTATAAACGCAAGCGTTAAAGACGGGGTTTTGCTGATAAGCTTCGCGCGCCGATTGGTCAAAGTTCCGCCGCGCCCATTGCGGCAAGTCGAGAACGCGCGCCGAAATAAGCGGACCGATGCGCGAGTCTTTGCGCTCGATCATCGGCGAAGCGGCAATCTTCGGCTCAACGTGCGGCGCTTCTATCTTGCGAGACGAGAAAGGCCACATCAGAGGCGCGCAATCCTCGGGGCGACCGGCGCGCGTCGCACTCCCTCGAGCGCATATCGAGCGGCGTCTATGACGTGGTTTTTCTTGTCTTCTAGCACGGGTAAAACCTCGCCTGTTAGCTTGTCTACTTTGTAACTGTATAGCGCGAATTCATCTATCGTATGTGTGCAGTCGGGGTGAATGACGATATCGAATGATTTCAGGAACTCGATACCGTCCACGACGGAGTTCGGCCCTTTGAGCGCCGATACGATATTGAAGCCGCGTTTTTGCATGTAAGAGATTGTTTCAGGCCGCGCGCTGTCTGCTCTTATCGGCCATCGTCGCGAAGCCGGTATCTTGTCGAAAAGAGCCGGCGTCGCATCTATCTCGCATCCGACCTTATAAACTTCGCGGTCTATATAAAGCGTTCGGTCTCGAACGCGGATTTGCACAAGCGTGGTTGGATCGACAGAGAAGCCCCAATCCGCGCCGAAATAAAGCCGCTCGTCTGGCGCATGATTGAATTCGTCGCGCGATCCGATGCGCCAGTTTTTAAACACGCGCGCTTCTGAATTGCGCTGATATTCGCCAAGCCATATATGCGCGTATTTGTCGGGATCGCGCCGCTTGTCCCATTCCATTTCCTCGCGAAGCACGTCAGGAAAGAACGGGTTTTGATCGAAGTTGACTTCTTTAATGATCGAATTAGGAGGCGGCATTGCGCCACGAAACATCTCGTCTACAGGGTCTTTTTTAGAAACAGGATTCCACGAAAACCATAATTCTGACTTAGGCTTGCGCAGCGTCGGGATAAGAATGTCGAGAGACGTTTTCGATACGCTTCGCGCTTCCTCGATCCACGCTATATCTAAACCCTCTGTCGATTTCACGCTTTCAGGGTTTGAGCGCAATCCACTAAACAAAAAAAGCGATCCATTCGCCCCGCTTATCTCCGTGTCTGTCGAGCGATAGAACTTATTGAGCCCCATAGCGTCTATCTTGTCGTCAAGAAGCCGCTTGCTCGAGTCGCGAATTGACTTCTGAATTTCTCGATAGCATCCGATGCGCAGCGTCTCTTGCGCTCCACGAATTAGAAGCGCCGTTGCGACCGAATGTGACTTTGCCGATCCACGTCCGCCGAAATAAGCCTTATAGCGTGAAGGCGTGAATAATCCTTCAAACGCTTCCGGGATTGAGATTTGATTTGACAAACTTGACCGTCAATTTCGCATTGATCGCGCCGCCCTCACCATCGCCATCAACGGGCTGCACAGCTTTTCCATATCCGCGGTCTAGTAGCTCTTTAATTGCGGCAATGCGCGCCTTCTCATCGGTTGCCGCCGCAAATATTACTCCGTCAATTTCACTTCCGAACGCAATCTGCGCTAAAGCAGTAATTGCTTCTGGCGCATACTTCCGGCATAGCTCCCGAAGCTCTGCATTAGTTTTCGTTTTTGAACCGTGTTTGCGTCCAGCCCCTGGCCTCGCGCCGCCGTGCGCCATTTTGATTAACCTCGATTAATTTCATGCCTGCGTCGGCGCTGCGGTGATTAGCTGCAATTGCGCCGGAAGAAATGTTGCGGTTTGAAGGGCGTTGTCGACGTTGAGCCATTCGCACATGACCTCTTGCCTATATGCTTCCTCGAGGCGAGGCTCCGACAATTCCCTCACGGTCATTCGGATATATGAGCAAGTCAGCGTCACAACGTCGCCGGTTTGGAATGGTCGCGTCGTCATTTACGGCCCTTAATGCGCCTTATTCGTCGCTATCATCACAGACCTCGATAGGAGTGTGAATGATGATACGAATTTGCGCCTTGATTTCGATGATCGCCCTTACGGGCTGTGCGGCGCGTAAGCCAGAGGTATGGCTGAGCGCTTCCGGCAAGCCGGCTCGTGAGATAGAAACCTCCGCTTGCACAGGAGAGGCCGCGAAGGCGCAGCTATCATCCGGGGTCGCTGGCGGGATCGACCAGGAAGTTGACCGCGTTCGCATGGCGCGCGAGGTCATGATCGGCTGCATGGCCGCTCGCGGATACTCTCACGCTGCCCTTAACTGAAAAACGTTGCGTTGCGTTGCGGTGCGATGCGAGGCGGGGCGTGGCGGGGCGGGGCGACGGAAAACTGAGGCAAATTTTTGGACTTCCCCGCAAATCGCTTGCGGGGATTAAGCCGGAGACGGCGCAGTGTCCGTGGCGGTTAGCCTGCTCGCTCCAAATGTTCGGCCGGCACATGAACGCTGCGCTGCGTGCCGAACAGGATGACATTTAACACGGCTTTACCGGTCTCGTCAAATCTCTCGAATTCACCGATGATCTCTACTAGCTTTCCGAGAGCGACCTTGGCGTTTTCGCCCTTTTTGAACGCGATGGCCTTCCCCTCGACCGCGGGGCCGGCGTCGCGCAGCGCCTCGACCCACTGCGACGGTATTTGCGCTGGCGCAAACGCATCGCCTACGCGATTTCCGAGCAGGTAAGCTACCCCTGTGGCCTGAGCGGCCCTAAATGCATCCTGGGCCTCGACAGCCCCGACAAAGACATATCCCGGCATGAGCGAGGTCGCGCGCATGGTTTCCCGGCCATGCTTGCGCGAGTAAACGTGCCGCTCCGGTCGGAACGTGGAAAAGCCCAGGCGCTCGATGCGTCGAGCGACTGCCACGTCAGGGAGCCAACATTTTACTGCAAACCAATTGCGGAGGGTGGACAATGCGGGCCTCTCAGGAAAGGTCCGCCCGTCAGTCGCGGTGCTGTGTCTCGCTTATGTCACGCTCTAGGCTGTCCCGCAATCCTTTGAGCGCGTATCCAACAGCGTCCCTAGCCGCCCATCCTGTCGCCTCGACAAGCGCGTCCAGCGCCTTCGCCTCGTCCGCTGTGAGCATGATAGTCAGCGACCGGCCCCCGGCCTCTTTGCGGGAGGCGCGGGACCGGGCTTGGCGCTGTGCGTCGGTTTGAGCGATCATGGGCTATTGCTCTCGAATAATTTCATGCTCTCCGCACCATTCCGAAATGCAGACGGACGGCCATTTTGCAATAAAATCCTGAAGAACGCCCTCTTCTCCGTTCCACGGCTTAGGCGCATATCTCTTGCACTCTCCCATAAGCGTCGATTCTTCGGAGTCTCTTTCAAAGAAGGCGCAATTTTCGCAAACCCGTTGCCTTCCTGCGGGAATTTCTATTTTAGCCATTTCTCTCTCCGTTCTCAGGATAGTCGGGGCCCCGAAGGGCTCCCGTGGGGTTAGGCGGCATCGAATTGAATTATTGCAACATTGTCGGACGGCTCAACAGAAGCATAAATTTCTTTTGCCTTAACAGGAGTCCCATGTCGAAATATCGACATATAAACATTTTGGTCGTTCATGAAACGAGAAATAGCCGCATCTGCGCTGTAAGCGCGGTAATTGCCGATATATTGGCCAGATGCATTTCTCAGCGTCCATACTTGCAGAACTTTTGCCTTACGCGCCATTTCCGTCACTCCTGTTTGCGTTTCGATGATTGATAGCGACATGTCACGCCATACCCGCTGCGCAATAAGCGTCATACTCACGCGACATTGCGATGCACTCCCATGCCTCCGCTGCGGAGTCGAATGAATTTAAGCGACGGTCTCCTAAATAAACGGAATATAAAAACCAGTCATCTCCATTGCTTTCGCGAACCATACGGTAATCATCGGCTATCTTGGGGGCGGCGACCTCTCCCGCGAAAAGCTCCCTAAGCGTAACGCCTTCCACGCGGATTGTGGCAACGCCGTCAGCGCTTACTGCGTAGTCGCTGCCAATTTCAGGGTTCTCGCCCACATATTTCACAGCGAAAGCTCGCGCCCCTTTGATCGTCTTGAACGTCCGCATATCGCGGAAACCGTCACAAGCTCGGCGGGTGATTTTAATGGTCATCTCCGTCACTCCTGTCGCTTTCATTTCGTCCTCCATTGCTCTGATGATTAGAACCTATCACCGTGACAAGTCACAGTCAAGCCCCTCGGGAGGGATTTTTTTGGGGCGCTCGACCGGTCGAGTGTGTCGAGTGTGTCGAGTGTGCAAGAGAAACTAAAAAAATAGGAACAAAAAAAGAACTAAAGAAAGAGACTATAGAAAGAAAAAATGAACACACTTGATTCTTTTATATATGTATGTTGAAGCAAAATCAATGACTTACGAGTGTGTGCGCGAGTGTGTAAAAATGGCGAGAGTGACCGTCCGCACTTGCGCTGCATTAAATTATAAGACGCACACGCTCGATTTGTCACACTCGGGCGCGCGCACTCGCTGAGCCGGGGTTATGAGCGTCGAATGAGCTTATAAAATCTTTGCGGATGACCGCCGCGCTCTTGCTGCAATAGGGCTATTTCGATAATGCCAGCCTCTTGCAATTCTAGCATCTTTTCGTCAAAAGAGCGAGAGTTTCTAAACGCTCTCCGCACAGAAGCGTATAGATCGCGCCTTGAAATTTCGCCGCCATTTTCGTCAATCTTCGCTTCTATCTTGTCGTCTATGTCAAATCCGCTGCTCCCTGGGACGTGCGAATTTATGCCGGATATGAGCGCTTTGAACGAAGCTTCCGCGAGAGATTTGCCTATTTCTATATGTTCTTTTTCGATAATCGGCTCTTCTAAATTCTCCCCAATAGCGAGCACAGTTGCGGCCCTTATCGCATTCTCGGCACATCTTGCCGCGAGCGCCTTTGCGGCTTTATCCGTCTCGATCCTCTCTAGGCACTCATCCTCATAGGAGAGCCACGCAGCCTCCGCGTCTTTTGTCCAATTCACAATTTCAGGGTCGCAATCGCTTTGTGCCGTTCCCTGGCTGCGGAAGCGTGAGAAGTTCGACCCTCCCGGCCGATCTGCGAGCGCCTTGAGCCCTTCCGTCAACGCCTTCGGGGGCCGTTTTTCGTCTCCTGGCGTCGGATGGCGCTTTGCGGCCCTTGGCGCAGAGAATAGAAGGAAGCGATTGACGAAGCCGTTTAGAAGCTCGGCAACGCCTATCGAGTCGTAAAACTGCCCAGGCGTCGACGCAGCCAGGAGCGAAACGCATGGGTTATCGAGAGCGACGCTTGGGCGCGTTGCTGCGTGCGGCGTCGTGACAATCCCGCCGCCATAGAGCCTGCGCCACGCCGCAGAGATTTTCAGCGTATGCGGAGCAGCGTTATTTGATTTGTTAGCCGCGAATATCTCTCCAAATTCGTCAATCGTCACACAGCACACAGGTTGCCGCGCCGCATAGTCATAAAGCCCCACATCGCTGCTAATCCCCTCCGGCCCGATCAATTCCGCAAGTCCGGACTCTTTAAGAATTGTCTTTAATCCCTTTAAAGGCGCGTCTTTTCCGAAGCCTGTTTCTGCGACCATCATCAAATATAAGACGACATTGGCTCTGGTAGGCGTCACAAGCTGTCTGCTCGCGACGGTCCCGACGGCCGACAATGCGGCTGCGACGGCTAGGGATTTCTGCGGCCTGCGAGCGACGCTCAATATCCAATTGGCTATCTGCGAGACGAGCCCCTTGCGCGCCAGAATTGCCTCGATCGGCGAAGTGTCCAGCGTCGGGGCCTTCCGATCACGCAACCACGGGGGCGTTTCCGGAGACTTCGCGAGCGCTTTGATCCGGGGCGATTTCGTCGGGGCGATCATCGGCCCGTTATATTCCCTGCGCTCCGGCTCGAACTTGCGCCCCGCGAAGCCAGAAAGCCTGGCCATGTCCACGACGGTCCCGAGAGTGACTTTCAGGCCGCCATAGCCCCGCGAATAGGAGCGCCACGCCTTATCCTGCTCCCGCGGATCGAACTTGGACGAGCCCCGCGACCAGGTGTCCCAAACCTCGCGCGCCCACGCCTCGCCGCTCTCATGAAGCGCCATGCCGATGCGCAACCATTCCTCTCGCCCGTCGCTCGAGACATATGACAGCGCGTCCTCGATATACCTCCGCTCGTCCCCTTGCGCGCAGTCGAGGTCGTGGCGGCGCGCAATGCGTTGTTTTTGTTCCGTGGCGGGAATGTGCACCACGGGATTTTTGAGAATATCGAGCAACCACGCGGGCGCATCCGGCGCGCGGTCGAGACCGGGGCTATCCGGAAGCTTGCGCCAGCCGCCGCCATTCCATACCGCCCCCGGCGCGATCACATAACCGCCCGCGCCGCGAACATCTATCCCGTGGTCCTTGAGCGCCCCAGGCGAGTTACCCGGCGCGCTGTCGGGAAGCTTGAAATAGACATGCCGTCCGCCCGATATCGTCTCGACTAACGGGGCGGGGTCTGGCAATCCGTTCTCTGCGACAAGCGTCTCGAAATATGCAACGCCGTCGCAGTCCGGCCTCTTGTCGCAGTCAATGATCAGAAGCTTATTTGCGCCAGCGGGTATCGCCGGCAAGGCGTCCGGCCAAGCGCGCCACCATTTGCCTATCTGAATTTCATCGCGCGTCGCATCAGAAGGCCAGCTATTGACGAGCGGAGACTTGCGCGGGCTATTCTTTTTTTTCGGATGTTCCCGCCAATCCGCGGGAAAAACGAGCAATCCTGAGCGAGCAAGGCGCAAAGCCGCCTCGAGGTTTTGCGACACTGCTTTTCTCTTTCTTAAAAACGTTGCGTTGCGTAGCGGCGCGATGCGGAGCGATGCGGTGCGATGCGGAGGCTAGAACGGCGGATCGCCGGCGCAGACTTGCGCCTTGACGCTTTCGCCGTATCCCTCGAGGAAGGACTTGATTGATTGCTGCGTGTCGGCCGATTCAGCGAAGGCGCTTGCGATCTTCGCAAACTTCGGCCCGTCGAGGTCGTCGAGGTTGCGAACGCCGGCGCTCCAAACTTCATTGAGAACGGAAGTTAGCAGCGCGTCGACGCTCTTTTTAACGCCTTCTGTGATTGCAATTTCTTCGTATCGTGAGAGTTGTTTTGCCGGCATTTTGTAAATCCGCGTTGCAGCCGTCCAGCACTCGCCATCATCGCAAAGCCAGACGATATCCTTGCGATTGAAGGCGACGTGACCATTCGGCCCAGCCTGGCGACCGCAGACGCCGCAACAAATCGGCTCTTTATCCCGCCGTCCGAGTAGAATAGCCACGTCGATTAGTCCTTACGGAGTTTGCGTTTCCCCGAGCGCCTCGGAGATCGAGACGGGTTTCGCGATAAGGCCGACGCGCTTCAAATGCGCAGTCACAGAAAGCGCCTTGACCTTGAGATAGGCGGCAATTTCCTTGACCTTGACGCCCTTTTTAAAGAGGTCTTCGGCCTTCTCCGTGTCCCATTCCGGCGTCACCGCGACGCGCTTGCGCTCGACTGGATCGACCTCGCCAAGGGCGACAAGCAAGCTCGCGCCGATACCGACGACGGTAGGCTTGACGCCAAGGGCCGACGCGATCTCTTTCACGGGGATTTTTCCGTATTCGCTTTTGAATTTCTCTAGCGTGTAGGTCATGTTTTACCTTCCTGTCGCATCGCGCGACGTTGCTTTGCGCGGGACCGCGCAAATTCCGAGAGATTTAGCAGCTTTCGTCCAGCCCAAATTATGCAAGATCGTCGTCCGCTCCAAATTAAAGAAGCGCGATATTTGCTCGATACTCATGTTTGGAAACTCGAGCTTGATCCGCCTTATCGCCTCACGCCTTGCGTTTACGACTGAGCGAAGCTGTTCGCCGTTCATGATATCGCGTTCCGAAATTTTGAAGTCAGAAGCGGCGTGCTTTACGATGCGGCGCATTTTCTCGCGCGGCGTCAAGATAATTACGTCGACTGGTATCATTGCTTATTATCTTTCCTAAGGTGATTGATGACGTCTTCGGCGAAGCCGAAGAATTCATCGGGTAGGCCCTCTTCCAAATATCGCAGAGCATCCTCGAAGCGCCTGCATCTGTAAGCGCTAAGCGCGTTACCGAATTCGCCCTCTTCGTCTGTGTGAAACTCATTTTCGCATCTAGGGCATTCGACTTTCATTCCGCAGCCTCCATGAGTTGCAGCGCCGCATGGCGCGCTTTTAGGTCTCTGTCGACTTCCATCAGCCGACCTTGCGCGCCATAGACGCGCCACGCGCAAACGCGCCAATATTTGCCGTCGCGCTCGATCTGAATTGCCGCGATGTGTGCTTCGTCGCGAAAGCGCGACACGCCGTCTTTGACGCTCAAAGGCGCATTGTCGCTAACAACTGAGCGCCACCATTTCTGCGCTTTGGCCTTCGCGTATCCGATATGATCGAGCGTCACCCATTCGCGATAAATAGATTTTCCGCAAAGATACTCGACGCGCATAGACTGCTTGCCATCTTTGGCGTGGACATGCGCCGATACATACGAGACGGTTAGCCACCTATCGACAATCTCGCGCGACATGACAGCCGACTCTTTGTCGGCGGTGCGGTCATGCTTTGGCGTGATATCGCGCGGCCATTCGTGGCCGCAGTTCGGGCATTCCGTCGCTGCGACGGCGACAAGCGTTTCGCAGTCCGGGCATTCCTTCGCGCGAACGCTGTCCTCTGCGACAGAGCCGGCTTCCTTCGCGCCCCTTATTGTCACCGCGTCAACGGGGCCGTGCCGTCGAACATTGCCGGCGAAGTCGAGCACGAGGCAATCTTTTTTGCCTTCCGCGATGCGCGTCCCGCGTCCGAGCATTTGGACATAGAGCGATGTCGAGAGCGTCGGACGAAGCATCGCAATGAGATCGACTCGCGGGGCGTCGAAGCCTGTCGTAAAGACCTGGCAACCTGTTAGCGCTTGAAGGCGGCCGTCTTTGAATGCGCGAAAGATTGCCTCGCGCTCGCCCTTTGGCGTTTCTCCCGAAACCGTTCCGCAAGATATTCCCCGCGCAAGTAAAGCATCTCTAACAGCTTGAGAGTGCAAAACGCCCGAGCAGAACGCGAGCCACGCGCGGCGGCCCTTCCCGCGTTCGATAATCTCGTCGCAAGCCGCTTGCGTGATTTTATCAACGTTGCAGGCTTGTTCGAGCGCATCGGCTTTGAACTCGCCCCCAGACTTGCCGACTTTCGACACGTCGATAATTTGTCCAGTCGCGCGAGATATGAGCGGAGATAAAAAGCCATCGTCAACGCCTTTCGCTATGCCGTATTGATAAACAACCTTGTTAAAGATTGCTCCCTCTCCCCTGTCGAGCCGTCCCGTTCCCAGGCGATAGGGCGTCGCTGTGAGCCCCACGACGCGCAAGTCTGGCGTGCGCTCGCGCAAGCGACCGATCAGTTGCAGATATTGGCCGGCTCCGCTCTTTGGAATTAGGTGCGCTTCGTCGACGATGACAACGTGACGCTCGCCAATCGAATATGCGTCATCCTTCGCCACGCTTTGAACGCTGGCGTAAAGAATTTGCGAATGGCGGTCGCGGCGTCCAAGGCCGGCGCTGTTTATCCCGAGCGGAGCTTGCGACCACGCGCGCAAGAGAGCTTGCGCGTTTTGCGAGACAAGCTCGCGGACGTGCGTAAGCATAAGAATGCGAACGCTTGGGTATGCCTCGATCAACTCTTTGCAGAGCGTCGCCAGCACAAGGCTTTTTCCCGTCCCTGTCGCCAGGTCGATTAGGGGATTGCCGCCGCCATTGCGCCAGTAGTCAAAAACGGCGTCGCAGGCTTCGCGCTGATAATAACGGAGTTGCATTATTCGCCCCGCAATCTTTTTGACAATTCCTCGCGCGTTATTTCTCCGCGAGCGAAGGCGATAGCGTGCGGCATATGATCGCGACGCGCTGGCGCGGGGCGGCGCTCCCATTTTTTCACCATCGAATGATGAACTTCCGCGATGCGATGCGAGCGCCCTACCGCAACGCCCGCAATAGCGTTGTGGACGGTCTGCATTGGTTTGCCAATGCGCATACCTATGGCGCGATAACTCATTCCCTGTTTTCGCAGTTCAATCGCCGTCTCGCGCCAATCGCTAACCGGATTCGCAGACGGCGCGCCCTCGATGCGAGATTGTGTTGTCATGACCGCACCGCAGAGGTTTGATGATGACCAAAAAGAAGACCATCGCCCGAGCCATGAAGCTCGAACCATTCGGCAAATGCGATGGCGTGTTTTTTAGAGATAGGAAGCTCAACGCCATTTACGCAAAAAAGAAGAACAGCCCCGCTCTGCGTATGCTCTTTACGAAGAAACGCCTTCTTTTGCTCTAGCATGAGCATGGCGTTTTCTTTGTCGCGCAGCGTGCTGATAGATCGCTTAATCATTGCTGTTCCTCGAATGGCAGGCTATCCCAAGCGTCGTGCGCGCGCTTCGTCAGCTCGCCGGAGGCGAGCGCTAGAAGCCATGCGGGAACGCAGGCGATAAGCAGCGCGGCGCAAGCGACCAGGGCGCAAAGAACAATCGGGGCGGCTAGCGCGAAAGCGATCTTTGAGGCCGTCCCGAGCGCTTCGGCGCGGACGCGGGCGCGCGTTCGAGCGGCGCTCATTCGTTCCAACCTCTTACGCGCGGCGTCGGCTTGACGAGTAGGCGCACGGCTTTGCTTTCCTTTTCATAGGGCGCGAGCGCGTCGCCTAGAAGCTCGCGCAGCCCCTTCGTATCGAGGCGCTTTGACGTGCTTTCAGAGCGCGTGACCGTCCAGCGCTCGCCGGCAATGGCGTCCTCGCCGATGGCGTGAATTTCATCCTTCAATTCGTCGAGCTTCTTTTCGAGCAGGGCGATCTCTTCTTTGAGTTCGCCGAATTCATCGGCGATGATAGAAGGCGTCCTATTTTTAAGCGCGTAGCTCATTCCTCTACCTCCAAAACGATTGGCTTAGGGTCGCGTCCGTCAACGTAAAGCTCTTGGCCGCTGCGCACGCGAAGATTGTATGTGACCGTTGCCGACCTTTCGTCCGCGTCGATCTGCTCGCCCGGCACGAGATCGGGAATGTAAAGATGCGAGGCGCAACCGGCTTTTTGCTCTGCAATCGAAAGCGCGCGAAGATGACGCGTGCATTCCCATTCACCATGTTTGAGCAAATTGGCGTGCAAGCACGTCAGGCAATTGAAGCGCGGCCAGTCGTCATAGCGACAAATCTTCTCATGCTTGCACCATCGGCAAGCGAAGCTTTCTTGTTTCGGCGGCGGACGATCCGCGAAGGCGATGCGCTCCGCTTTCGCAACTAACTTTTCTGCAAAGAGCGGATCATATTTGACTCGCTCGCTCTCTACTTCATCCGTGTTTTTGTTGTGAGCGAGATAGAGCGCGCGCGTTAGCCCAAGGCCATGCATATATATTTGCATTTGCGCGTAGTGAACCGGTTTCGCCGCCTCGACGCCTTTTACTTTCCATTCGTCAAAGCTCTTTTGATTGTGTGTCTTGCACTCCAAAAGATGCTCTGTTTTCTCCGCGCCAGGGACGCCGATAACGCGCCCGTCAATGTGTCCCGTGAGAATTCCGCGGAGAAATGAAACGTCGTCTTGCGTGCCGTCCACGGAGCAGCCAATAACGCGGAGGTCTCGAATCATGCGATCCTCTTCGCGGTGGCCGGTTTGGAACAGGCGCTCGACGCGGCCATCGTGACGCTTGAGAGGCGTTGTCCAGCGGAAAGAATACCAGAGCGAGCGCTCGCACTCTTCGCCGATCTTGGAGCAGCGCAACGTTGCGTCGTCCCGCGGCTCTTGCACGTCGCGATAGTGCGCTTCGATTGCGAGCGCGACGGGCGATTTCATGGGAGGGACGGGAGCCATTGCGGCAAGCCTCTAGCGTTCGCGCCGAAGTGCGTTCATTCGATCAGGGAAGGGGAAGCGGGGCGCGACGGATGGTCTGTTTCAACATTACCGACGCGCCCCCACTCACGGTCGCGACCCCATGAGATTCGTTAGCGCCTCATCCACTTCGGGGCGCTACCGCCAGCCGCGTCGGCCTTGGGAGGCGCGGCCTGGGAGACGGCTCGCTTCACTTCCTGGCGCGCCTCCGCGACCGGCCGGCCGTCAGCGGGCTGGTAGCGCTTCACGACGTTGCTCGCGGCGTATTGATCCGTTGCGGGCTGTATCGCGACGCGGATTTCGACCGGGACGCCGTGAAGCTCAGTCGTGTCGTCAAGCGGCCCCTTGAGTCCGACGGCCGTGCACAGTTCGGCAAGCGCTTGCTGCCCGATGCGCTGCGTGACCTCGTTCGTATGCCGGAAGTTGATCCGGTCCCAAACGCGCCGGTTTTCGAAGTCGCCTTGAACGATCTTCCAGGTCAAAGTGATCGTCTGCCCGTTGGGGTTTCCGTGGGCGTCCTTCGCCTTCGTGTCGACAATGTCGCTCTCGACAATTTCGGCGATGTATTCGCCGGGAGGAACGGGAGAGATATCGTCGCGCGGTTCTACTGTTGAGGCGTCGAAAGCCTCGCCTAGCTGTGCCATATCAGGATGCCTTTTTCAGTTCGGTTTGAGTCGTGAAGCCGGGAAGGAAAGGCGCAAGCGCGTTGAAGCCTTCCCCTTTCTCGAACTTGAGTTTCGAAGGAAGGCCGTAGCGGTTTTTCGCGTCGAACGCCGCCCGGCCTTCCGTGTGAATGAAAATCGCACCGCCTCCGTCTGCGATGGCGCGCTCTTTGGAAAATCCAACCTCTTCCTTTTTCAAGTTCACTCCGGACTTGAGAAGGAAAATGCAATCCATATCGCGCTCGATTGCGCCGACTGAATGCTTGTGCAGGTCGATTGCCCACCGCGAATAGGAGACCGTCTCAGGATCATCGAAGCGCTCGACGGCGGAATGAGCAATGAGAACGATTGCCAAATCGCGATCACGCCGCAGAGCGTTGAGGCCGTCGAGGAATTCCTGCCACACACGCTGCGCCAGCACATAGCCCTTGCCGTATCCGAAGTCCTCGATATTCTCTTTCTTGTGCCCCTTATCGTCGCCGCGCTCGCACGTCTCCGCAAACACAATGCGTTGCAATTCCGTCACGCTGTCGACGACGACGGTTTTGAATTCGTGCGGCGACTCGTATAGCGCCACAATTGCTTGCATCAGTTCGGTAAAGCTCTTGAGCAAACCAAAGCTCGTAAGCTCAAGATCGCCCGGCGTTCCGTCCTCGATCTGCAAGAAGACGGGAGAAGGGAACGAAGCGGCAAGGGAGGTTTTTCCCTTCCCAGGCTCCCCATAAATCAAGATGCGAGGCGGCTTGTCGGCCCGCACCTGGCGCAAGTCTGCGAATGATATCGACACTTTAGAGCCCTTTCTTTTTTGAGCCCTTGCATGGTGCGCGCGGGGAACGCGCGAAGGGCTCATTTTCACACTTTTCGGACGTCTCTAAGGTCCGCCCGCCCCGCGCACTCCTAGGCTGCGCCGACTGAGGGAGGCGCAAACTTGCCGCAGCCTCCCCCAGCGCCAGCACCGCGAACCGACGGGAGGACGGTTGCGGAATCGATTTCGCTCAGTGTGACGATGATCTCGTCCCGATCTCCGTAAGTCTTCTGGACGGTGAGCGAGGCTACCTGCGCGTCGTCGCGATAGACGACGCCGTTCAATGCGTCCTTGATGATCTTCGTCAGATTGTCCAAGTCAGGCTTGCTCGTCTTTGGCCGTCCGATGGCGAACTCTTTTTGCCTTTTCGACCACGACGCGGGCGGCTTGTAAACGAATCGCGCTTGAAGGATCAGCGCGCTATCGAAAAGCGCTTCGCCATTCATCGCCAGCGCGGCGTTGTCACGAATGAGCTTCATGTATCCGCGCTGCTTCGGAGGCGTGAAGCGATGATTCGTCATCGTCCCGCCCCTGGCGCGCGCGAAGGCGACCGGCTCGCTCTCGACCTTGAAAATGATCGTTCTCATTTGCGTGGCTCTATCCATCGCGCGCCGTCGGCGCTTTCGTGAACCGGCTCCCAAAATGCCGGGAGGAGTGCGGACGCAAGCCCGAGCGCAATCCCGGTAAGGAAACCAAAAGCAATCCAGGCGGCGGGCCTCATCCTTCATTTCCCTCGCTCAGGATTTCACGCGCGCGCTCAATCGCAATCGTCGCTTGCTCCAAAGAAGCAGGATCAAAGCGCGTGCGAGATAAGCGAGCCGTGGCAATTTCATGTTCTAAGGCTTTCATTTGCTTTTCAGCCGCAGATTCCACGGCCGCGCAAAGACGGTCGTAAAGTTCGGCTGATATTGATTTGGGAGGTCGATTGCGCAGCGAATAGAGAAGACCGCTAGGTAGGCCGTAACGGTTTTGCAGGTGCGCGCGCGTCGAATTTAGATCATTCGAGCGCTCGCTTTCTTCGACAAACGCAGCCATGCGGCGCGCGCTCTCGACATAGGCATGTGCGCTCATTTTTGTTTTCTCCGATTGCGATTTGAGATCGCAGACCATGTTGCTACTCCCACGCTAGAACTCGAATTGCGTAGCGAGTTCTAAAAGCCCCAGGGCCGCAGCCCTGGGGAAGTCTAGGGAGGAACCAAAGAGCGCCGCACATGCGTTGCGGCTCACGCTTCACCCGGCCAGGTCGGAAGGCCGGGGAATTCAGTAGGGCAGGCGCGCTGCGTTGAAGTCAGGATCGGCGCGGCGCGCGTCATGCTCCGAGCGCAGGGCGCGCTCGAATTGGTTGCCGCTCCAAATTTCCATAAGCTCGTCGCAGTTCTCCGCACCGAGCTTTTTCATAGCGCTGCGAATGTGCGAACAATTGCCCAATCCGCCGTCCGCATAAGCCGCGAGTGCTCGCGCCTCGTCCAAGGAAAGAGAAGTCATGATTGAGCCCCATAGACAGCGCCGTCACCACGCGGCGGCATTGCGATGAAATCCGATGGCGCGATTGCGCCCTCCGTCACACGGAAGATTTTCTGCATTTGCGCGACGCGCGGAGTGCGCGCGCCGTTGCGCCAATGGTTCACAGCCGTTGCGGAAACGCCGATCTTTTTTCCGAAGGCGTCTTCGGTCAGGCCGGTCAATTTTAGGTAGGCATCGAGTTTCATGAGCCACTGAATATAACAATCCGTTATGAGTGTCAATAACAAAATGTTATTTGAAAAATAGCGAATTTTCTCAGATATTTAGGATGCTTGGAGGCCGACGGAGAGAACCAAATGCCTAAAGCGCAGTTTCACGCCGCGATAAGCGCGGCGATCAAAAGAGCAGAAACGCCGGATTGGGCTCATAGGCTAAAGCAGGCCCGTGAGATGACAGGGAAGAACTCCACGCAATTCGCAAAGGATGCTGGCTTATCGCAGCCACGATATTCGCAATATGAGACAGGGAAGCGCGAGCCGGACGCCGAAGCGTGGAGGAAAATTATGGTCAGGCTCCCGGTTAGCCTCGATTTCATTATTTTGGGTCGTGTCACGATTGGAAACGAAACAAAAAATTAAATACATTCCGCGCGTTAGGAGAGGCATATTTTTTTGTCCTCCGACATAACAAATTGTTATTGACACTCATAACATATCGTTATAAACAGGAGTCATCAAATCGGCATTCTCGCCGATTGGAGGGCTCAAACGATGTGCGGTCAAATCAATTACAAGCTCGAAGAGTTCAAGCCATTCCGCGCGCAAGGCGCGGCGCTTGCGATCTTCGTCTATGGCGACGCGACGATTGGGTTTGACGCAAACGGCCAATGGTCCGTTGACGCTCTCGAAATTGATTTCGATGGTGTCGGCTCAATCGCAATCTGCGAAATGAGCGAGCTTTGGAGGCCGATTGTCTCAGAGCTTCGCCGCGATGGCGGGAGAGCACGCAAGAGCATTGAGGCGAGAATTCGCGACGAATTGGCTCATAGCCATGGCCGCGAATACGATTATCACGCGGCTGCGGAGTGATCGCAATGCGAACCGCTCTCCGCATCGCCCTATTGCTGGCGCTCGCCGCCCTCGCCTGGCTGCATTGGCTTTATCCGACCTGGGTAGAGCCCCTCACAATCATTGATCGGATGTAGTCATGCGCGAGATCGCAATCTACATCGTGGCGCTTGTGTTTGTGGCCGCAATCGTGCCGCTGCTCGCATCGCGCATCGCAGAGCAAAACGCGCCGCGCGGCCCGTTCGATTGCGGCCCCGGATACATCGTCGCGGGATGCTGGAGCAAATGACATGCTCGCGCATCACGCAATCACTCTCTTGCACGACGGTCGCGCGCTTGTCGCGGTCTGTCTCGCGATCCTGCAACACATAGGAGCTTGAAGTTTCCTTCGCCTCGCCACGCCTCGCTTCGCCTCGCTTCGCCACGCAACGCAACGTCGCCTTCCCGACGGCAAGGGCTTTCTCAAGAGAGCCCTTCGCGACGGGAAACCGTCAAAGAACCGCCGCTACGCATCGCGCCGCGCCGCAACGCGACGCACCGCAACGCAACGCAACGTCCACATAAAGGAAACAAAAATGAGAAACGTCACGATCACAATCGAAGGGCTCACGGCTTACAGCCCGTCGAAATATTTCGAGCCGAGCGTCCAGAAGGGCGAGACGAAGGACGCGCACGAAAAGCGCCGCTGGCGTGAGAAGGCTCACACGTTCGAAAACGGCGAGGTCTATGTTCCCGGCGTGTCCTTCAAGATGGCGCTAGACGAGACGGCCGCCCTCTTGAATGAGAAAATCCCAGGCAAGGGAAATCAGACCTGGACGGGCCAATTTGCTACCGGCGTCGTGGCAATGAATGACGTCGGCCTTGGCGTCAAAATTGGCGATGTGAAGCCAATTCAGATTTTCGCTCACGCGAACGGAAAGCGCGGACCAGGGACGCGCGTCATGCGCTTTTTCCCATTCGTCCCGTCGTGGCGCGGGACGCTCGAAATGCGCGTCTTTAACGACACGATCCCGGAAGAAGTTTTCGAGCGCTTCTTTGAGCAAGCAGGCTTGCTTGCTGGCGTTGGCAGAGGTCGGCCGATCACGAAAAGCGCCGCGGGCAACGGAAGATTTAGGCCGGCTAGCTTCGTTTGGTCGGCGTGAGAGTTTCCGGCGCTTCGCGTCGCAGCGCTTCGCCCCGCAACGCAACGCAACGTCCACATGAAAGAAAAACCATGAGACCTATATTCACGCAGTCGCTCGAGACGTCAAAGCTTGTCGAGTTTTTCCGAACTGTGAAAATCGGCGAGAATGTCTCGTTCGAAGCCGCGTCGGCGGCGGTAGGCTTCAAAGTCAGTTCGGCGCTCCCGGCGTATCAAACGTCAAAGAGGATCGCGGCGCGCGACCACGGCGTCGTTATCGAGGGCGTCAGAAAGTTCGGGTTTACCCGCCTTAGCGGCTCGCAAATGCTCGGATGCGCGCCAAAGTTTTTCCAGCACGTTCGCCGCGGCTCTAGGCGACAGTCGCGCGTGCAAGAGATCGCCATATCGAGCAACCTTGACCGATCGGAAATGGCCATCGCAAGCGAGCAACTTGGACGGCTTCGAATTTTAGAGGCCACGACTTCGCCGCTCAAGCCGACAAGCAATCGCCCCGAGCGCGAAGCGCCGGAGGCCATTAGGGCGAATTGAGTTTCCTGCGCTTCGCTTCGCCACGCGACGCAGCGCGCCGCAACGCAACGCAACGATCATATAAAGGGGACCAAGATGGCAGACCCACGAGATGCCCGCATTTCCGAATTAGAGGCACGCATCGAATTCCTGTCGGAGCGCGAGCGCAAGAGAGTATCTAGTATATCAATGCTCAGGCGCACGATTTTTAATCTAAAAAATGAGCGCGACGCCGCCCTTGACGCTCTCAGCAACGCACCGCCCCGCCACGCAACGCGGCGCAACGCCACGCAACGCAACGCAACGATCATATAAAGGGGACCAAGATGGCAGACCTCAAATCGCTCGCGGATTCGCGCGGAACGCTTCTCAACTTCGATCCGCGCCGACTCAAAAGCAAGCCGGGACTGAACTCGCGCGACCTTGAAGCGCCAGACAACAAAGAGCACGTCGAGGCGCTAGCACAATCTATTGCGGCTGTCGGATGGAAGGCCGGGAGCGTGCTAACAATCTTTGCCGAAGGCGACGACGTATATGTGGAAGATGGAAATTGCCGCCTTGCGGCCGTCATGCTCGCAATATCTCGCGGCGTCGAGATAATCGCAATTCCCTGCATTCCAAACACGCGGGGCGTTAATGACGTTGAGCGCGTGCTGGCGCAGACAATCCACAATTCAGGGAAGCGCCTCACGCCGCTCGAGCAAGGCGTGGCGTTCAAGCGCGCCCTGGCGCTTGGGGCTAGCGTGCAAGATATCGCCGCCAAGGTTGGCAAGAGCGCGACATACGTTTCGCAAATGATCGACTTCCAGGCCGCGCCGCAAGAGGTTCACAACTTAGTTCGCGAAGGCGTTGTGTCTGCCACGACGGCGGCGCAAGTCGTGAGGCGCGAAGGCGCGCAGGGCGTAGCGAAGCTCGCCAGGGCCGCGGACGAAGCCAAGATCGCGGGGAAGGCAAAGGTAACGGCGAGTGACATTGCCGAAGATGACGCGCTTTGGAGCGCGTTCCGCAAAGCCATCGCGGCGCGCAGAGAGAGGCCAAGCAGGATCGCGGATTCAAATATCCGGCAAGTCGCATGGGAGCTTGGAATTCGGCTCGATGCTTACGAGAGGCAAGCGCCGTGATTGTGAACCTCCTATGCTCCGCGCTTGGGGCGGTAGTCATGGCGCTCATTCTCGCTCCACATATGGAACGCGAGTCTCGCGCGTGGTGGCGAGGATACTGCGCACGGATCGCAGACGAAAAGGCGGCAAAGGCCGCGAAAGTTTTCGAATTCAAACGGAGAAACGACAATGCTACGCAATCTTGCAATCGCCTTCATTCTCACCCCAACTCTCGCTTTCGCCTCGACGGGCTGGAATAACGCCGCTGGCTGCGGAGCGCCTGCGCCTGAGATCGGCGTCGGAATCCTCGGAGCAATCCTGAGTGTTGCGGCGGTGCGGTGGTTTCGGAAACGGGGAGAGTGAGAGATGGAAGGTTTGCTAGTCGAGATTGACTACACCAATTGGAAAGGTGAACGCGCCAGGCGAGTGATTGAACCGCTTAGGCTCTCGTTTGGCTCGAACGAATGGCACCAAGAGCCGCAATGGCTTCTTGAAGCGATAGACGTTGAGAAGGACTGTGAGCGGACTTTCGCACTGAAAAACATTCATGCTTGGACGACGCTGCGCCAGCGCCGCACTCTCGAACAAGGAGGCTGAGATGAAACCGTCGTGGCCTAACAATGGAGATGGACTATGAGCTTTCCGATGAACCCAGGCGGTCACCCAGACCCGGAACCGACGCGCGAGAACGTGGAGCGCGTTGCGAACGCGCTTGACGCCATTCGCATATCCATTGGCGATAACGTCATTTGCCACGGAGCCGCACTCTTCCTCCGCGCTCTCCTCGACCGCGCAGAGAAAGCCGAGGAGGAGAAAGACATTGTTTATTCAGATGCAGAACTATCGGCCGCCGAGCGCGACGCCGCGCGCGCCGAAGGCCGCAAAGCGCTGAGAGAGGCGGCGGCAAAGCTACGAAGACTTGCTGAGTCCCGCACAGAAGAATGGACAGAGGACGTTCTCGAAATACACGACGCCCTCCTCGCCCTCGCCGACCAGGAGCCAGAGAGATGACCCCCGAGCAGCTAGAGAGAGACGTAGCGAAGGCGATACGCATTCGAGACACAACAGATGAATTTGCAATGGCCCGCGCTGCGCTCGCTGTGGCGATTGAGGCTGCGGCGAAGACAATCGAGGATTGGCCGACGCTCGACGTTTGGCGCAGCGATGGAGCCGCCGGCATCCGCGCTCTCCTGCCCGCGCGCAAAGAGGGCCGCGACTGATGCGCCGCCACGCCGCAACGCAAACTGATATCGCAGACGACACGCCGATAAGGCTTGCCGACGCCGCGTCTCTGGCTTTTCCACAAGGCGGGATGACGGTTTGCGGACTTCGGAGGGAGGCCGCGAAAGGGAGGCTTGCTATTTCGCGCATTGCCGGCAAGGATTATACGACTCTTGCGGCAATCAAGGAAATGATCGAACTATGTCGCGTAAAGCCAAAGGCGCGAGACTCTGGCTTCGTCCAGCCGAGAGAGACCGCGCGGCAAGATGGATCATCAGAGACGGAAGCCGGCAAATTAGCACAGGTTGCGCTCCGAACGAAGTTGGCTGCGCTGAGAGAAGGCTCGCAGAATACATCGCGTCGAAGCACGCGCCGCAAAGGCGAGAGCGCGACATTGCTAAAATTCCAATCGGCGACGTAATTGCTATCTATCTTGCAGACGTCGCGCCTCGACAAGCGCGACCAGAGAAAGCGATTGAACGCGCCGGACGGCTAAATGATTTCTTCGGCGCGAAGATGCTTTCGGAGATCAGCGGGAGCGAGTGCCGGGCTTATGGGGAATGGAGAGGGAATGCGGGCGGTGCGCGCCGCGACCTGCAAGACCTTGCCGCCGCGATCAATCATCATGCGAGAATGGGTTTTCACAGGGAAGTTATTTATGTCCCGCTTCCCGAGCGCGGGAAGGCGCGCCAGCGCTGGCTCACGCGAGGCGAGGCCGCGCGGCTCTTGTGGGTTTGCTGGCGCACGCGCGAGGCGCAGGAAGGCCGTGACACGCGAAAGCGACCGCTGCGCCACCTGTGCCGCTTCTTGCTCTTAGGGCTCTATACGGGCTCGAGGCCGGGCGCGATCCTAAATGCCTCTTGGCTCCCTGGTCCCGGCCTATCGCACGTCGATTTGGATAGGGGAGTTTTTCACCGTCACGCGGACGGCGCGCGCGAGACCGCCAAGCGCCAGCCGACCGTCAAGCTATCGTCCAGGCTCGCGGCTCATTTAGAGCGCTGGAAGAGCCTCGACGGGGCGCGCAGGGTCTACGTGGTGGAGTTCGGGGGCCGACCCATATCGAGCATCAAAACGGCTCTAGGGCGCGCCTGTGGCCTCGCCGGGCTCGACGCTGGCGTGACAGCCTACACGCTGCGACACTCTTGCGCATCGTGGCTTGTGGCGAAGGGATTGCCGACGCGGAAAATTGCAGAGTTTCTCGGAACGAGCGAGCAAATGATTATCGCGCATTATGGCCATCTTGCGCCAGACTACCAAGACGAAGCCGCGCAGGCCATTGGGTTTAAATAGTGCGCGAATCTGTGCGCGAACATTTCTACGAATGTCGGAATGATAAGCAAACTATTGAGATCATTGGTAGGCCGGGAGGGACTTGAACCCCCAACCAGACCGTTATGAGCGGCTTTGCGGCAATGAAACGCAGCGAAAACGGCCGCATTTCATATGGTCTTGAGCGCTATCGTTCCGCTTTTGTTGCGCTCAAATTGTGCGCAATCTGTGCGCGCCCTTTAGGTATGGTCAATCGTGGCTCTAAAATTGATGCGAATGGTTGCGACTGTGAGCGTATTTCCGCCGTCCGTGATTTTTAGCTCGCAATAGTGGACGCCAGGGAGGATCGCCAGCGTATCGGATCGCACCAGAGAAACGGTCGCATACCAATCGCCAGAGACCTGCGCGAGCGACGCCGTTTTCGTCAAGAAAGGCGTCTCACCGTTGACCGGATCGGATGAATTGCCGATTGAGAATTTCCCGGTCGGAGACGTATAGGAAGCCGGAAGGCCGTTATCTTTGCAAAGAAATTTCATCGTGAAGTCGTCGCCGGCGCTTCGGATCAACAGCGCATTGTCATACGGCATAGGATCGCCCTCGGTAGAGGTCGCAGGATCTGCCGCGACGTAAAACGTCGAGGTCGAGTCCGCGAATTGGGAGAATTGCGAAGCGCAGTCCGCGCTAAGCGCAAATTGGGACGTCGTGTCGGCGGCGCAATAAAATACCCGTGAGGGCGTTGTAATTGCGCCAATAACATCTAAAAGCTGGCGAAGCGGGAGAAGCATACTGACTACACGAGCCCTTGCGCGGAGAGATCGGCTTGCGTGTAGGGCCATTGCTTCCCATCGGCCTGCCACAATGGGATATTGACCGCCCAAAGCGCCTCTAGCTGAGAGACAATCCCAGCCGTTACGCCATGCGTCGCCCCGTCAAGCGCAAGCGTCGACAAGCTCGACGACAGGGCTGAGGCGATTGTCGCGTTTGACGTCGAGAATACCCCTTGAGGCTGCGCCAGCACGAAGCCAATGAAGTTCTTCGCTCGAGTCACCGCGTTAGGGTTTGCTCCGTTCGGAGGCGACGTGGCGTAGCTTTTCAAGCTATCGAAAACGAGATTGAGCGCCAGCAACGCGACGACAGAGGACACGGTAACATCGCGCATACCTCCGCTCGTCGTCATCGCGTTGACGAGCGCAAGATTCTGGTCCGCCGTGTTCGACGGGTTAGCGGCTTTCACCGCGTTATAAGCGTCGCTCAGTATCGTCATGACGAGCCCTCACACATAAAGGATGGTGCCGACGATGGTATTCGCCGCAGCGAGAGCCGTTGTGTCATTAAGCGCTGGCGCTCCCGTGATCGCGTATCCGACGCCAAGCGTGAAATAGTCGCCGATAT